TTCTTTTCAACTAACCAAGTAGAACGTATGCGTATAGATACGTCTGGTAAAGTTGGAATCTCAACGACAAGCCCAACAAAACAATTGGGAATAGGTGGAACTGGTGATATTTCACTACAAGGTACTTCTAATGCTATTGCTTTTTATGATAGCGGTTCTTTAAAAGCGTATATAACTTCTCAATCATTTGGCGACCATAATGGTGATGGTTTAGGTATTGTAACATCTGGCAATGAACCTATTAAATTCTTTGCTAATGGTGGTGAACGTATGCGTATTGCAGGTGATGGCGTTGCAACTTTTTCTTCAAGTATAATTACAACAGGTATGCTTAATACAACTAATAATAGTTTATTAATGATTGGTGGCGGTAATGCAACTAATGTTGGCTCTAACTTAACTATGTATGGCGGTGCTAATGGTAGTGCAGGTCTTTTTAGATTTAGAAATGCAACAACAGTAACCGCTAATGTAACTGCAACTGGGCAAATTCAAGCAGTTTCACAAAATCCTGCTAGTCCAACTTTTTCATTTACAACTGACACTGATACAGGAATAACTAGACCAACAACCGACACACTTACGTTAGTTACTAGTGGTAATGAGAGAGTACGCATAACACAACATGGTGCTTTTGGAATAAACACATCTTCACCGACTGCAAAATTACACACTATAACAGCAGATACGACTGAACAATGTGCAAAGTTTGACGCTTCTAGTGGTTCTTATGGTGGTGATGGAGTTGTAAGAATAGGTTGTGCAAGAGCAAATACAACTTCTTATGAGTTTATGAGAATAGGTTCAGCCAATTTTGCTGATGTTGAATATTTGTTTAGAGGTGATGGTAATGCTTATGCTGACAGTTCTTGGAATGGTGGCGGTGCTGACTATGGTGAATATTTTGAATGGAAAGATGGCAATAGTTCTGATGAAGATAGACGAGGCTATTCTGTAATTCTTGATGGTAATAAAATAGTCAAAGCAA